CGCTTGGAGATCCGTCGCGCTCACAAAAAACGGAGCCCGCCTCCGGTTGGCTCGAGCCGGCGTCCACATCGTGAGACGGACTTGACAACCCCACCCCGGGGGTGGGTGTCAAGTCAGGGTCCACCTGTTGAGACGGCAGGATTCCCAACGCCGCTTGCCTCCCGAGCCGGGCCAGGTCCTTGCCGAGCTGGCCACCGGCCCGCCGGTTGCACGCCCGGTGCGCGGGACGGATGACCCCATCGGTTGCGCCCAACGCCACGGGTACGCCCACGTGGTCTAGGTCCCATTCGTCCCACGGCATCACGTCATGGGGACAGCGTGGGCAGGGTTGGGGTAATCGCTTTTGCCATCGGTCCCGTAATTGTTTCCATTCTTGGGTCCCGACGAATTGTCCATTAACCACCTGTTGGCGATTACCGGACTTTCTTTTACGGGGTGCCACGGGTGTCACTGTCCACCCCACCGATATCCATTGTCCATTGGTTGCGCTTGGTTGCCTCGCGCGCGTGGTGAGCCAATCACCTTGGGTGATTGGTGTTCCCCATTGGTTCCTGTTGGTTCCTACTTGGTTCCTAAGGGGGTGACGTATTACCCACCCCCCCGGTGGGTCATCACCCACCCCCCCGGTGGGTCATCACCCACCGCTAGGGGTGACGTATTACCCACCCCCGTCCAGCTCCGTTGGCAGTAGTCGATATGCGACACGGCCGCCGGGCGTGTTGGCGTACGCCTCTATTAGTTTCCGCCTTTCCAATTCCCGGATAACCCGTGTTATCTCCCGTTTACGGGTGGCCGGTTTGGGCGTGGCCCCGAATACTTCCAACGCCAATTCAGCGTGGCCGCCCCAATACACTCCGGGCGGGTCATCCGGGTGTTTCCCTTTTCCGTCCAACGCGTGCCATGCCATCCACACCATGGCGCACCGGCACGCCATGGGTAACCGTTCCTCGCCCATGAGCGACCGCTTAACCCGCCGGATTTGCCGGGAGCCCATCACGGCCCCGGGACGTGGAACCGGTACGTTCCCGGTGGGTCATCCGGGGGCCGGACTAGCAACCCTTCCGCTAACCATCCGTCCAGCAGGGCCACGAATTCACCCACGGTCATATCCGGATCCGTGGTCCGTAACAGCCTTTCCACGAATTCGGCCAGGGGGCCGGTAGTGCTCATGGGTCTAACCGCTTCCACTTGGTCAACCGTTCCACTTCCAATGAGCGGACCACTTGGCACCGGCCGCATAGGTCCCCCGGCTCGGAGCTGGCATCCAACCGGGTCCCACATTTCGGGCACCTGTCGGCGTACCGGGCCCGTTCGGCGTGTTCTATGTCGGCGGTTTTCCCGGACGTGGTGACGCATGGCTCCCCTACGGCGGCCCCACATGTGGGACAGGGGTATGACCGGAGGATTAACCGCCAGGGGCTAGGGGTGGCCATGTCATGGCCGGTCAGGGCTCTTTGCGGCCCGCTTCCGAGCGGCCCTTATGTGGGTGGCGGCCGCCTGTTTGGCGCGTGGAATGGACCGGTCCGGCCAGATTCGGCCAGCCCCACACGCGCATGACCAACCGTCCGGCCCCCATCGGGCCCGGTGGACCACGCTTTCGACCACGGCGGGCATGGTGACCGGGAATAGGGCTAGCTGGACGCCCGGCGGGTCCAATCCGTCCATGGTCACGTGGCCACCACCCGTTGGCGGGTAGGGACGTGCAACGTTTCCAACGGGACTAGGTGTTTGGTGCCCCGGACAATGGCGGCCACGGTCACCCGGCCCCCGCGTGGACGCATGGCCACCACCGCCCGAGCCCCGGCCACTTCCGCCGCGTCCAGTAGCGCGGTCCGTTCGGCCGGGTCAATGCGGCCCGAGATTTTGCAGGAAACCAACATGAGTGTCCGGTCATGGCGGGCGGCCCATAGATCGGCCACCCCTAGGGATCCGGCGGACCGGATCACCAACCACCCGTGTTCCTGCAATGTGTCCCGGACCTGTCTTTCGAAATAGTCCCCCCGTTGGCGATTAGTGAGCGTCATAACGCGTTCCTTCCCGCTTGGGTGATTTCGCGGACGATTTGCAACCGCCCGGAGCGGCCCGGCCGGGCGTAATCGGTATCGGCAATCAATCCCCGCGCGGCTAGGTCACTTGACCGTTTCCACGCCCCGTCCGCCGCGCTATATCCGCAATAGTCGGACGCCTCTTCGGCGGTCATGGGGCGGACCGCGTACGCCCATAAGAGCTTCCGGAGCATGGTGGTTTTGTCAGTGAGCCGGGCGGCCGCCAGGTGGCTTGTGGCCGGGTCCGTGGTCCGGGCGTGGGTGTGAGGATCCACCGGCCGGTCAGTCATGGCCGTAGGTCCAGCACTACGGGCACCGGCAACACGGCCACGTACCAATGTTTGGGCCGGGCCCCGGGTGCGGCCTCTAATGCCACCCGGTCATCCCTAGGAATCAACCGGGCCCATTCCACCCACGGCCACACGTCCACCGGATCCGTAACGCGATACCGGTAGGCGGTCCGGTCACATTTGGCTAGCTGTTGAGTGAGCCCGAGCGCGTCCCGGATAGGGACGGCCAGGTCTGTGAACCACGAGAATTGGCCCGCCATGGTGGTGGCCCGTTCGGACAGCTTCCGGCCCGGAATCACGTAACCCTCTTCGCCCAAGCTGGCCCACCCGTGTTCGCATGTGTAATGCCAAAGCGGCCTCATACCGGCGGCCCCGGCTCATCGGTGGGCGGGTCCGTGGGCCACACGTATCCGAGCCCTAGTTCCGGGTCAAACTGCCACGCTTCCCGGCCAGCTTGGAAGTCCTCTAACCAACGGAGGATGGAAGAGACTTCCGCCATGTTTAAGTCATTGGACGATTCCACCCGGCGGCCCAACACGGCAGAACAAAGGGCCAGCCGCTCTTCCCGTTGGGCGTCCGGTAGGGCTTGGCCCACGGCCGCAAACAGGGCCCGGCGTTGGGGCTCCCGCATGGGGGGACTTGGCTTATCCTCACCTTTGTCCGGTCCCGGCCGAGTCCCGTGGGGGGGCTCTTCGGCCGGGGCCGGTTCACGCTCCGTAACCGGGGCCCGTTGGGTCCGTTTCCGTTGTATGGGAATCGGTGGGGCCACCGGGGGTTGGGGGTCCACCCCCGGTGGCCGCTCGGGGGCCTTACGGGCCTTGGATGCCCGTTCGGCCAGGGCCCCGTCATCATCGTCATCGGTAACCACACCGGTTAAACAGCCCAACAGATAGCGGCGGCCGTACGTCAAGCTACTCCCGATTTCTTGGGGAGTCCGGCCCGTGATCGGTAATTCACCCCGGACGAATTGGCCGGACGTGTGAATGAGCATCCCCACCAACACCGGCGGGGCCTCTTTCCGGGCCGTGGGCAGGGCCAGGAATGCCAACCCGTGTTTGGCCAACAGGGGCATGACAACCGGTGCAATCGTGGCCAGGTCCGCGTATGTGTATGAGTAGTTCCGGCCCCGCTCGGTTTCTATCTTGGCTGTCTGTTTCTTGGGGATGACCGGGACTTCCGCTTGGAAAGCTGCCAGGGCCCCGGCCAGCTCATCCAACGGGCGGGCCATCACCAACACGCTCCCGAATGAGTAGGTCCAGTAATTGCATGGCGGCCCGTTCCGGGTGTTCCGCTTCCGCCCAAAGCTGTTCGGCGTACATAGGTGAATCGGCCATGTTCCGGGCCGCTTGGATGACCAACACGTGATCCCGGGTTAACCAATGCTCATTGGGATTGGTGCTCATCGCGGACCCCCCGCCATTGGTAGTAACGGTCCGAATGGAGATAACCGGAGCGGCGGCCGCTCTTGGTCACACACCATTGACCGGACAGCGCGCCACATAGCCCACACTCAAACCGGAGCATGGCCGTTTGGGCGTCATCCAATTCCGGGCCGGTCATGATGCGGCCGGAATCTCTTGGGGCGGGTAAACCGATTCTTGGACGGGCCAGGACACCCACCGGGCCACCGGCATCATGTGGCGGAATACGTCATAAGACAGGCGGTCCGCGCGGACCGGGCGAACCTCATAGAAATCGGGCCGGATCCACACACACGCGGCCTCATCCACTTCGGGCATTGGGCGGTCCATTAGCTCGGGCTCCTCTCCATTGGTTGAAACCGATATTTGTATGTGGGTGGCGTGCCGGTAGGTGGCCAATTGCAAAGCATCCTTGGGGTAAATGCCTGTCTTGCCGGTTTTGTAATCGAACAGCACCCGGCGGCCGTCCCGGATCCGGGCGATTAGGTCCACGGTCCCGGCCCAAAGGTGTTCGGTGTGGAACACGGGCCTTTCTGTCCACTCCGGGTCCACGTCCCATTCGTCCATGAAACGGGCCAATTGGTAGGCGGAAGCCACCACGTCATCCGGCCAGGGCTCCCCATCGGTTTCCGGGGTGATCGGATCCCCGGCCACCAATTGCCGGGCCGCATCGTGCAAGAGCGTCCCCCGCTTCCCGCTGGCGTTCCATAGCTCCCGGTGGATCCCGGTGGCTTCCCGGATCCACGCTTCCGGCCGCGATTCGTCCAATAGGGCCACGTGTTCGGCGGCCCAACCGGCGGCCTCTTTCGCGGCGGACCACACAAGCCCGGGCTTTTCATGAGCGCGGTTAATCGTGGTGGTGACGCCAGGGACGGGGGCCCCATCCAACCGGTACGTGTGGCGGGCCTCTTTGAATTCCAACCGGGACGCCATTACCGGATCCCCTCTAGGTCTTTGTCCGATAGCGGGGTGCCTAGCTTGGGGGGTCCTCCGGTGGGGATTCCGGGAAAGGGGGGCGGGTCCACGGTGGATTGGGCCACCACCCATCCAATGTTTTCCGCGCTCATCCAATGACTTCGGGCGATAGTCAGGTGTGGCCACTCACCGGCCAGGATCCGGCGGCGGACCGAAGAGGCGGATACGTGCAACATTTCGGCGGCCTCCTCTATGGCGTAGTAGAGGACCGGGATTAACTCACCGGTTGCCGGGTCCAGCGTGGGGAAGGTTTCGGGCATGGCAGGGCTCCCGAGTGTCGGGGGTGTGTGGGTGGGGCGGCCCGCCAGGGGGCCGGGGGGTGGGGCCCGCCCATACCGGAGCCCGTACCCCTGTCCTACGCCCATGGCCGTCCGACACGCCAGACAGGGCCGACACTTTTCTTTTGACACCACCCGGGACCAAACCGGCCGTCCGCTTGCCATCACGTGACTTGGGGAACCAAAGAGCGTTTGGCAGGTGCAAACACCGCCAGGTGAGGCATAGTCACACCCCACGGACCCGCCCGGGGGGGCGGCGGTCCGCGTCAAGGGTTAGGGGTAAGCATCATGCAAAACGCATTGGCGGAGCTTGTGTTAGCTCACTGCGAGAGGACCGGGGACACGCTGTCCGGGATTGCCAAGCGTGGGGGGATGAGTAGGCAAACACTGTCGGGCTTGGTCAACCGGCCGGACAGTGTGAACACGTGGCCACGTCACTCGACTTTGGAAGCGTTGGCGCGTGGCTTGGGTGTCTCTGTTGAGTCCGTCCGTCAGGTGGCGGCGGAGCGTCAGAACGGTGGGGACCAACCCCCACCCCGCGTGTTGGTGGCCACGCTCATGGCCCACGCGGAAGGGTTGACGGACCAACAATTGGAAGTGGTGCTGGCAACCGCGCAAGCTCTCAAACGCTTACGCGTAGCTAGCTGACGACACGCCCGGGCGGCCCCGCCTCTTCACTAGACGGGGCCGCCCGGCTACTTTGACGCTTGGCAACGCTCACCCCTACCCGGGAAGGGACCCCCACGTGAGAGCAGTCAGACGTACCGATGAGCCCGAACTACGGGACGCATCATCCTTTGCACAAAGCCTGTCGGACAAAGCCCTACATTGCCGGGAGCTTGGCCACGTGTGGCGCGATTCCACGGTCACGTGGGACCCCACGGCCCGCGTGTTTGACCGGAGCTTGGTTTGCCAGTCTTGCCGCTCCATACGCCGCCAGGTGCTAGACAGGCGGGGCCACGTCATCCGGAACGGTTACACCTACGCGGACGGATACTTGGCCACAAAGGTGCTCAACAGGGAAGGGCTGTCCCGGGACACGTTCCGGTTGGAAGCTCTCACCCGTTGGCTAGAGAAGACAAACACCAAGGCGGGATGAGTGATGGCTCAAAAGATTGTCACGATGTGCGATGCGCACCTACACACCGAAGAGGCGGAGGTTCCGGGGCTGGCGTGGGAAGTAACCCTGTTGGGCCCCGATGCCACCAAGCCCACCACGTGGTCCGTGGATCTTTGCCGGGCGGACGGTAAGACACTAGAGGACTTGGCCGTGATGCTCGGGGCGGTGGGCCGCGTCATTGACGGCCCTAGGAAGCCCCGTAAGGCTACGGCGGCCCGGGAGTCCACCCCGGCCCCGGCAAGCTCTCACGCGGCCCCTACGGAGCCCGCTAACGGGTCTATGGTCCCGGTCCCCTGCCCCATAGCCGGGTGTGAGGCGGTCCCGGCTAACCGGGTGGCGCTGGCAAGCCACCTACGGGCCAACCATGACGGGATGACCATGGCCAAGGCATACGGCAAGCCCGAGCCCTACGCGTGCCCCGAGCCGGGATGCGAATTCAGGTCCGCCCGTCCCCAAGGGTTGGGGGCTCATCGGAAAGCGGCCCATGGGACTTCCGGTGGCGGCCCGGCCGTGGTGTCTTCGGCGGGTTAGTCAAGCGGCGGAGCCGGGCCAGGGCCTCCGGGGACAGCTCGGGGGCTTCGGCCGCCAGCTCTTCCGCCCGGCGGTCTATGGCCGCCCGGTCACTCTCACGCATGGGGCCTACCATGAGCGGGGATCCGGCCCGAGCGGTTACCCGCGCGACACGCGCGCCGATTCCCTAACCCGGCCGGAGTGTCGCCCGGATCCGTCCAGCCATCCGGTCACCGGTGCTCATTAGCCGGTGGCCGGGTGGTCCCTTTGGTCCCGGGGGGCGGCCAAAGAAAACGGGAAACCGGCCCACCCATCACGCATGGGGGGCCGGTTTCCTGTCTGCCTATCCGATTCGCTCAAACCTTTGGAGGACTAGGCGCAACCGCCGGGCCTCCGTTGGATCTAGGCGGATGGCTAGGGCTTGGTCACCCACGTCTAGGACTAGTTCCAACAGGAACGGCCCGCCAGCCTCCGCCGGGAAGGGCCCGGCCACGTGGATTACGTGGCCAAGCTCCGCCCCGTAGATGCGTTCCTCTATCGCCACGACACCACCACGTCCCGGTCCGGGTCCCACGAGTGACGGCCCCGGCGGCCACCCCGCAACCGGACTTCCGCCAGCTCCGAAATCAGGGCCCGCTTACGGGCCAGGGTCCAGCCGGGCTCCCCATCGGATCCGAACCATGCCGCGTGGGCCACGTCCCCGATGGCACCGGCCAGGATCCGGGAGGACTGCCCCACTTCGGCGGCCGCCACTTTGATAGCCGCGTCGGTGGCGGCCATGGCGTCCTCTAGGCGGGCTGTCCCGGTGGCGTACGCCTTAGCCCGGAGCGTCCCGGCGGCCAGCTCTTCGGCCAGGTCCTTTAGCTCATCCTCCATAGCCGCGCGGGCTTCGGTGAGCCGGGCCAGCTCTTCGGTTGCCTCATCATCCACAAGCATCCCTAGCGCGGGATCGAACAGGGCCAGCCGCTTAACCATGGCGGTTTCCACAAGCGCGTCCACAAGTTCCACGGGCCGTTGGGCGTGTTTGTCGGAAGCGGAACACCGGTAGGAATAGGTCCGGGTTTGCCGGGCCACCCACTCCCCCTTCCGATTCTTCCGCCGGGCGGATGGGCGGCCAACGCGCACCGGGGCCGAACACTCATCGCACACCATGAGCCCGGACAACAGCCACCGCTTGGCATTGGTCCCGGTCCCGTTGGTCCGCCGGGTGGGTTCGGACAGCATGGCCACCACGTGGTGGTGTGTCTCTAGCGGGATGATCGGTTCCCACGCGGCCGTCCCGATCACTTCCCCTTGGTGGACCCGGAGCCCGGCCAGGTGAGGCCCGGCCAACAGGTGGCGGAGGTTCGGCCCCGTCCACTTCCCGCCTTGGGCTCCGGTGATGGGCAGGGATCCCGGACCGGTGGGCCCCACCGGCCCCGGGGTGTTGAGCCACGCGGCCAACGCGTAAAGGGACTCCCCGGCCAGGAACCGCGTACAAAGCTCCCGGACGATACGGGCCTCCGATTCGCGGGGGGCAGTAAAGCCCGGCTCATAACCGAAGCGGCGGCGGCCGCCCGATGGCAAGCCCCGTTGGGCGTTGGCCAGCTTGGCCCGGCGGACACGCATAGACGTTTTAGCAACCTCCCCGGCCGCAAAGGCCCCTTGGACCCGGGCGTGGGTAATGGCGTCCGGGTCATGCCAGTCCAGCTCTTTACGGGTCCCGGATTGGATGAGCCGGACCCCATGTTTCTTGCAGAGCTTAAACAGCCGCTCTTGGTCCTCCGGGTCACGAATGATCCGGTCAAACACCCAACAAATGAGGACCCGGATTTCCCCGGCGGCTATGTCTGCCAGCAGTTGGTCAAAGGCTTCCCGCTCTTTGGTCCGAAACTCCGAAGCGGACCGGTCACCCCGGTAGTGGCGGTCGATGGGGCCTAGGTCCCATTCCAACGCCAGGGCTTCCGCGTCCGCCGCTTGACGGTCCTCACCCACGGTGGATTCCACTTCCCGGAACCCAACCGTTTCTTTGAAACGGGACAGCCGCTCATACGAGACGACAGCCCCGCGCGTGGGCTTCACAAAGCTGGCCACGGCAGAACGGGCGAAAGCCCCGGCCGGTTGGCCGGGGCTAATGATGGTGCTCACAAGGGCCGCCGGGAAAGCGGGCCGCGCGTGGGGGCCGGGGTGGTGGCCCCGTCATGCCACGCGTCATGGTCCGCCCGCTCATCGGCGGGGATCATGACGGCCAGGGTCCGCGTGGAACACTCCCGGCAAAGCAACCGGCCGTAAGCCCATGACGGGGCGGCGTAACGCTCGGGGCTCATCGGGCCACCGCCCGAACACCGTGGGGGGCGGTGTAGTAGTCAGTCAGATAGTCCACGGGGCACACCACCGCGAACCCCTCCGCCCCGCCCCATTGGGACAGGTGCGAAAACTCCGCCGGGTGGACCCCCCCGCAAGACTCGCAATCGGCAACGTAAGTGGTTTCCATGTCTAGCTTCCCTAACCTCATGACCCGGGGCTGTTCCCCTTTGGCCGTAGGCCAAGCTTACCATGCTTGCGAGTATTCCGACGAATCGGTGCACTCTGAAACGTGGTTAGCGGCGGCGGCGTAGGGCCAGGAACACCACCAAGCCAAGACAGGCGGCCACTAGGCACGCGTCTGCCAACACGCCTAGCCGCCAACCATGGGCCGGGGCGGTTCCGGCGGAGCTATGGCCCCCAACCGCGTAACCATTTGGTCCACTAACGGGTTGTCATGCCCCAACTCTGCCGCCACCACGGCCACTAGGCGGGCCCCCGTGTCCGCCACCCCTTGGGCCCACCCCATCCGATAGCCGGTACCAAAGTCGTCTGTTCCGTCCGCCATGGCCCCACGCTAGTGGACCCCCGGCCCGGGCAAACCTGACGTACCGGGCCGGGGGCTTTACGCCGGTAACCAATCCGCGTAGGGGTTGGTCCCCTGCCAGGTCCTCCCGGCCAGCTCCGCCCGGATGGCTTCCGCTTCGGCCAGGGACTCCGGGGTGGCCACGGTCAGGTCCCGGGCTAGCACCGGTTCTAGTTCCACCCGGGAGTGGCCCACCGGGAAGGGGGGCGGTCCGCTGGCGCTGACGAACCGCCCGCCCGGTCCACGCTGGCCGGTACGGCGGCCGGATCCGGGGCCGCCCATCACGTGGCCCTAGTGACTTTCTGCCATAGCTCCCGCAACACCTGTTGGCGGGCCTTTTGCGTGTCCTCCCCGGTGCCGGGTTGGGTCACGGTCATTTTCCCGTCCCATACGGACCGGATGAGCTTTTCCATTCGGTCCCAATCGTCCTCATTCATTTCGGCACCCACTCCCGGGATCCGTACGTCATTGACGTTATCGGCCCAACCGCCATAGGTAAGGCCCCAATGTTGCTCAAACCAAGCCACCGGGACAGTCCCGATTTTCCCGCCGGTGGGAACGTCTGTGGATCGGACCAACAGCCCGCCCACGGAAACGGCAATGTGGCCATAGCCCTTGGATCCCCCGAGCCAATACACCATGGCCCCGCGCGGGGGCTCCCGGTCCCCTTTGTGGCGGTCTAGGGCGTGTTTCCACGCGGTGGCCGCGTCCGGGAACAGGGACGGGATATCCGCCCGGGTCCGTGACCATTGCAGACACATCCCCGGCGGGGTGTAGGTGGTGGAAGCTTCGGCGCTAACCGCCGTTTGTTCCGCTGTCCTCACCATCGGAGGATGCCTCCCGGCCAGCTCGGGCCGATTCGTTTCCTTCCGGGGCTTCCGGTGCGGGCTCGGGCTCGGGCTCGGGCTCGGGAGCCTCCGGGGCTTCCGGGTCCGATGGGGCCGTGGCTTCCGGGTCCTGACTTTCCACGGTTTCGGTTTCGGTCACTTCGGACTTTCGCTCTTCCCGGTGGGTCATGGTGTTTCTCCCTAGGTGATGGTTGGGCGGGTAAACGGTTTCATTCCTTGGACTTGGGCGAGGATTTGACCGTCCGTAATCACGGCCGGGTCCGCTCCCGGGCGGGGGTTATCCCCGGCCAGGGCCGATTCCCACGCATCGGACCAACCGGGGGCGGACGCCCAAACCCGCTTCCACTCATTGGCCCAAATATCCGGGTCAATGTGCTCATCCGTCACACCCTCTTGGGCGGCCGCTTGGGCCACCCGGACGCGCATATCCGCATCGTCGGCAATCAATCCTTGGGTGAAATACATAACCGGGCCCCTCTCAATAAAGGTCGGTGGCAATCCATTGGACATTTACGGTGTAGGTAATCGGCCCGGCGGGCCGGAATGCCCCCGCGTCGAATCCCGTGGTTTGAGGATTTAGCGCGGAAGCGACGAAATCGCCCGCTGAGCTGCCGACCGTAACGCGCGGGACTTTTGTGAACGCAAAGGGGAAAATAACGGTTGCGAAATTGTAGTTTTGGTTATTGAGATTGACCGTGATTACCCCCGCTTGGAATCGCTTGGATAGCAGGTCCTCGACCTTTTGGGCCAGGGATTGCATAGCGTTGTCACCATCCATTACCCGGTCAGTCCCGAGCGGGTACGGAATGCCGTATTTCGGTGTAGTGGACCCCATTACGCGGCCACCTCCATTTCTTCGAATGTGAAAACGGCCCATCCGTCCCACGTGACCGTGGCCGCCACTTGGTCCCACCGGAGCGATGCGGGAATATCCATCCACCGGCCCCCGGCCGGGACAATGGGCCCGAGACACGCGGCCGCGTCCCATGTCACGGAAGTGGAAACCGTGTCCCATGTCCACGCGGCCGGTAGGTCATCCCACCGGGGCGGGGGAGCGGTCCGGCAATAATCCGAAATCACTAGGTCCAGCTCATGAATTCCCGCCTCTAGCTGTTCGGTCCACCCTTCCACCCACAAATAGGCGGATGAGGGGGCGTTCCCGGCCCTAGGCAGCCCGGTCACGATGAGTAAGGAATGCATATCCAACGTGAGTAAGGACCACGTTTCCGCCGGGTCCAAATCGGCCACGGCCACCGGCAAATCGGAGAACACCCAAACGGGGGTGGCGTTCCGGGCCACGAGAATATTGGCCAGGGTGGTGGCGGCCGTCAGGTCCGCCAATTGGGTGGCCCGGGTGTATTCGTACCGGCCGTAACGGGTTTGGGATGCGGCGGAGCTGGCCACATAGCGCGGTTGCTCTTCCCCTTCCGGTGGCACCCCGTAACCAACGCTGGCCAGGTTGACTAGGCCGTCAGTGTTCCGGGACCACGTGGGGGACACCAACAAATCGCACGCGTCCAGAGTGAGCGTCACCCCGATTCCCCGGCGGTGGCTTGCATCGGCGTACAAAACCTGTCCGTCCCGGGTTTCCCACACCACGCCCATGGAGTCATCCGCCACGGTGTTGGCCAGGTCTAAGGCCGCTTGGGCGTCAATGTCCCGGGCGAGGATTTGCACCGTTCCCGGGTCATTCACCACCGGATCCGGGTTAATCCCGGCGGCCGTCAAAATCCGGGTCACCCGGGCCCCGTCCAGCTCTTGGGGCCACGGGGTGTCCCCCACCACGCGGCGGCCCAAGTCGGCCAGCGGCCCGGCCGCGCTCACTTGGGCCACCAACGCGTTAGGGGTGTCCTCCCCTACGTCATCCCACCCGTAATTGATATCGGTCACCCGGCCCCAAAACCGTTGGGATTCGCCCGCCGGAACCGTGACAAACACCCGGATACCGGAGCCCACTTCCAACCCGGCTGGCATGGCGGCCAGGTCCGTGTCCACGGAAATATCCATGGTGATGGTGGATGCCTCCGGTTGGCCGGAAGAGGATGAGCGGCCATGCCGAATCTCGGCCCGGTCCAGCAGACACGTAATGTCCACGGCCCCGGCCAGGGTGGTGGGGTCCGGGTAAAGCATGACTCGCGGGGTGCCGATCATGTGGCGGCCAATCCCACGCGGCGGTTATGGCCGGAAAGGATCCGGTTGATTTGCCGGGCCACGGCCTCCGGGTCCAAAGCTCCCGTGACATTTATGACCACGGCCCCGGTGGTCCCGGTGGCGGCCCCCCGGCTCACCCCTGCAACCGTGGGGGCCGCCACGGCCCCGGTCCGGGTGGCCACCGTGGCGGGGGCGGCGGCCCGGGAGGTGCCAGGGATATGGGGAAGGTGGATCTTCGGGACGTGGATTTTCCCGAGCCAACTAATCAGGGACTGGACCGCCGTAATCACGAGATTGATAGCGGTTTTAGCGGCGTCGAATGGGGCAGTAAAGGCGGCCGGGGGCACAATCTTTCGAATCCAACCGATCATGGTTTCAACCGCCCCGGACACGTCCCCCACGGCATTCTTGGCCGCGTTAAAGGGCTTGGTTAGCTCACCCTGTAGCCCGGAGATAATGTTTCCGATGCGGGTAACAGCGTTATCCACCCCGGTTTTAATTGCGTCCCAATTCTTGGCAATGGCCAGGACCGCCAGCCCAAAGGGCCCGGTCAGCACGGCCAGAATGGTGGGCCAATTGGACCGGATCCAATTAAAGACATTCGACACGGCCGTTTTGACTTTGTTAAAGGAATTGGTGACGGAAGTGGCCACGGCGCTGGCCCCCTCTTTGATTGCATCCCACACCGCCAGCCCGGCCGCTTTTAGCGTGTCGAAATGCTTAACAATGAGCACCACCACGACAATTAGCGCCACCACGGCGGCCACGATGAGCAGAATGGGCCCGAGCGCGACAGCCTCCGCCACCGCCATGACGGACAGCGCCACGTTTAACACGAGAACAGCGGTGGCCACGGCCGCGATAGCGATTGCCAGGGCCACAAAGACTTTGGGGTGAGCTTGGGCGGCCCCGGCCACCGTGGCCAGGATGGTGGCCAGCTTGGACATGAGAGGCAAAAGAGCGGACCCAATCTCCTCTTGGGCCTCATCCATTGACACTTTCATTCGCGCCATTTTCCCGGCGGCCGTATCGGCGGCGGCGGCGGCCGCACCCCCGGTTTTCTGTGCCAGCTCATCCATAATGGCGGACATATCGCCGCTGGCCAGGGTGGCGTCATCCAAGCTCGGAATAAGCTTCTTTAGGGACCCGGTGGACCCGCCATAGGCTTTAGCTATGGCGTTGGAAACGGTTTCCACGTCTTTGCCGGTGGTGGCCGCCACGTCCAGCGCCACGCCCAAATCCTCTTGGGCTTTGGTTACGTCCCCGGAGCCCCGGGCCAGGGCCGCCATGGCTGGCCGCAATTGGTCATCGGCCACGCCCGTGGCTTTGGCCATTTTGTCGATATAGCTTTCCGTGGCCGCGATTTGGTCTTCCGTGGCCCCGGTGGAATTCCTAAGCCCTTGGGCCAGGACAGCGGCCGCTTGGGCGTCCTCTGCGGCCGCATTCCCGGCGGATATCGCGGCGGCCCCCACGGCGGCCAGAGCGGCGGCGGCCGGTACGGCGGCCCGTTTGATACCGGACGAGAATTTGGAAACGGACCCTTCCGCGCTCCCGAGCCCGGAGGCGGCCGAAGAGGTGTCCGTGATGACCCGGACTACTAAGTCAGCGGTGGCGGCCACGTTTCTTCACCTCTTTAGCCTGTTTGTCCAGCACGTCTAAAACGGTTGCCAGGATTTCGTCCGTTTCGCCCGCCCAATCCCGGTACGCGGTTTGGGTGGCCACGGCAATTTCTACGATGAGGCGGTGCCGGGTTCCGCGTCCGTAGGGCGTCCCGCGTCCTCATCGGAGGCCGTGTCAGCTACGGACAAAACGTCCGCCTCCCATGCCTCATATGTCAGGGACGTTTCCACGGTCCCGGCCCGCCGGGCGGCGGACCATGACAGGAATGTGAGCCACTTAAACGGCCGCTCTTGGAATGAGCCCCACTTGTGGCGGATGGCCGTTTGTTCCCACGCCAATAGGTCCCGGTTATCCGTTTGGATTTCCAATGGTTCGGACCCGTTTTGGCTGGCCCGAATCACCCGGACCCGGGGTGCCACTAACCGAACGTCACCCATAGGTCACGCCCCTTTCACGGTTTCCAACAGCTTTTGAATTTCCCCGGTGTACGCGTCCACGATTTGGTTTTGCGCGGCCTCTAGCGCCGGACGTAGATATGGGCTGGCCGGAACGTAAACGGTCCCGAATTCTTGGAAGCGGGCATATTCGGCGTACGCGCCAACCGTGATTGTTTCCCCCGTGGCATCGGCCCGAATGGACCGGGCCAGGGTCCCCGTGTCCACCGGGGCGTCCGCTTGGGCCCGCTGTTTGACCGCTTGGCCACCGGCGGTCCCGGCCGCCTGTAATTCGTCCAGCTCCCCGGCCACCCGGTTAAGGGATGCGGCCAGGGCCGTGTCCCCTTCCACTTCGGCGCGGACGGCCTCACCGGTCACGCGGCGTTGGTTTCGGAGCCGGATTCCGATTCGGCCATGACGGTGGCACCGCCGTAGGTGTACGTGGGCTGTCCCACTAGCGCGAATTCGAAATCACTAGTCATGGTTTCCCCGGCCGTGTCCCCACCAAAGTCCAGCGGGTCCACGATGAGCTTTCCGGCGGCCACGGTCCCGGCATCGGTGGACGGGGTAAAGGTGTAATCCAATTGCTGTCCCGCTTGGGCTTGGGACAGCGCAAAGAATCCTTGGGGGTCCGAAATGTCCGTGTCGAGATTCCCGCTCATGGAATAGTCATATGACACGGCCCCGGGCTTGACGGTCCCGCAAAGCTTGGTGGTGCTGTCCCCCTGATTTTTGTCAGCGGAGATAACCACGTTATTGACCGCGCAAGAGATATCGATTGGCGTGGCGGTCAGCCCAATGGAAAGGGTCCCGGGACCTAATGGGAATGTCTCGGGCTCGGGAGGCGTAACGGTCATTTGTTCCCCCTTAGGAAACAGTGATTCGGACCCGTAATCCGGGCATGGTTTGGCGGTCCGCAAAAGCGATTGAAACGGGTTCCACGTAATTGATTCGGCCCACCCTGTTAAGGGCCAGGGCCACCACGTCCCGGAGGCTGTCCCCCTCATCCACGGTGGATTCCAAATAGCCCGCCGGGAGCGTCACCAACACGTCGAATTGGTCCCGGGCCAGGGTGCAGAGCTGGCCGTCATACGTGGATTGGATCCACCGTGGCCACGCGGCCCCGGCGGTGGCTTGGTCCGGAGCCACGGGGTAGGCCGTAAGGCCCGGAATGGCCCCTAGAACGGCCACTAGGGCCGCGCGGGTAGCTCCGGGCCGGGTGGCCGGGTCATGGGCGTTAACGGCCGGGTTTGCAAGGCTCATGCCAGGACAACCCGCCGATAGGCCCGCTCATGCTCTTCCACTAGGGAATCTAGGAATGGCAGGGATTGGGGCCCGTATTCGGCCGCGTCCAATCCCACCATTCCTAGGGGCAGGTTCCGGGCCGCGATTTCTTTCTGGACCCGCCGCAAAAGAGCTTGGGCGAGCGCGTCCGGATAGGCGGCCGGATCCCACACACACCGGGCCCATTGGTCCGTGGAACACCCCGAAATCATCCGGTCCAAATCCTCATCGGACAGGTTGGTTGCGGGCACCCGGATATAAGCCCGGACCGTTTCTAGGTCCAGCGTTACCGGGGGATCCGATGGCCAGGGGCCCGGCGTGGTGGTCATGGTTTACACCGGAGCCGGAACCGTGAACTTTGTGAACGCCGCCGGAAGGACATTCACGAAAGCCCCATAACCGGCATACCCCACAAGCTGGCCGAGCACGTCCGGCTCGCCCACCTGCATAAGCCCGTCCACGTCCTCATACCATTCGGCGTAAACGCTCGGGCCCTGAATCATGGTGGCCGCCGGGAAATTCCGGTCAACCACGAAATTGAACCCGGCCGGGGATCCGCCGGTGGTTCCGCTCGGGCTAATGCCGGGGAAGAGCGGCCCGCCCATCGGGACCTGCAAAGCCCCAAGGCGGCCCCACACGTCCGGGGAAACCCAAAGGGTATTGGGGAGCGCGTTACTTGACGACAGGGTGTTTTCCGCCCCGCCGTAAATCCCCTCGAAAATCCCGGCCGCGTCCCACGTGTCAATGGGGAGGACATTGGTAACGGAGGCCGCGAAATCTTCGCAAGCCTCATTATCCGTGGCGTTGGCATAAACCGCCGCGAAATCCTCAAACACGATTTGCATAATCCCGGGGGAAGTCCACTTGACGTCCTGTCGGGAGATATTCAGGTGGCCCGCGAACGTGTCCGCCTGTACCGGAATCTTTCCGATAACAAGCTTTTGACTAGCGGTCAGGGTCTTTTCCGCCGCTTGCTTATCGACGGCCACGTGTTGGGTAATCGTGGGCCTATCGAAAGTCCCGGCCGGAAGTGGCCGCCGGGAAATCGAATTGATAAACGGCCGCGCGCTGTCAATGTTATTGAGCACCGGGCCGAGCACCGGCCGGGGCACGATTCCCGGGTTATCGGCCAGGAGTTGGTGAGCGGTTGCGCGGTCAAGCTTTTCCCGGGCTTCCGGGTCCCGGAGCATCATGGCCCGGTGGACCGTAATGGCGTAGTCACCGGCGGTTGGGAATTCCCGGGCCACGTCATATTCGGGCTCGGAATCCCGCGCGGTCCGCGTGGTGCTGGCCGCCGGGGCGGTCCGCCGAAGCTCCGCCACACGCCCGTTTTGGGTTTCCAATTCGGTGTAATGCGTGATGGCCGTCTGTAGCTCGGTCAGGCGGGAACGGTCCCTTTCCACCTGTCCCTGTTCGGTTTCGTTAACGTCCCGGTCCTCATCGGCCGCGCGGTTAATCACCGCGTCAATACCGTCCCGGATTTCGTCATACTGCCTATTGAGGCGGTCAAGATAGCTGCCCATGCCAGTAACCCCTTTAGGGCTCGGTCGAATAGTCCTGACCGGGTGGCCGGTACTCACACATTCCGGGGTGGCCGCTCATGAGGCGGGGTGGCCGGTAATGGGGCCGGGGTGGCGGTTCTGTTTCGGACGTTAGGCCCGGGTTAACGGGCCGTCAATAGCGGCCCGTCAGAAACCCTTATCCCCCCGGGCCTCTTTAACGTGGCGGCCAGGTGTTGAGCGGCGGCGGGCCCACCGGTATCCGACGAATACCCCGAGCCCAAAGGATCCGGTTCCGCTCCCGAGCGCGGCTAGGAATAGGTCCAGCCATGGCCGCCCCGTGGTGTTCACCATTCACCACGGGATGACTTCCCCATAGGGGCGGTGGTCGGACGAATTGTCATCCTTTAACAGCTCACACTTGGTGGTTTTCTTGGTGGCCATTGTTCCGTCAATGAGCCGGGATCCGTGGGTGCCTTTCCCGTTCGGGGGCATGTGCCCATTCCACCCCAGGAACATGGACGGAAAATAGCTTTGCACCACGTCTCGCCAATGGCCGGAATGGAAGTCCACGTTCCAATCCGCAATTATCATTGCGATATCGGGGTGATCCTTTTTCCGCTTGTTATTCCAATAATCGGACCACCCGGAACAGGCGGACTTCCACGCTTTAGCTTGGGCGTTATCGTAAAACTTATTCCCGTTTTGCACGTGGGACGGTAGGTGGCAAACCGACACAAAGAGCTTGCACCCGGACTTGTGTTTTAACAGGGCCGTTCCACACCATGTTTCATGTTTGCGGCCCTGCCCATCGGTCCACACTTTGTCCGTGAGTTTCTTACCCTCTTTCCATATCGGGGAGTAATCCGCTTTCCGCCACATAATCCCGATATCGGTTTGGGATGGCACCCACGCGGCCCACGCGTCCGGGTCCGCATCCTTTAGGACTTTCGTTCGGGCATCGGAGCCCACTTCCGTAAACGTGCAAATGGTGGCGGAAGGGTCCTCCGCTTCCACCCACCGTTCCACTTGGTCCGCCAGGGAATCGGGGCTGTTGGAATAGAGGCTGGACGAATGGGCGTGGCGGATGGTGGCCATGAGCTTTACCCCGGCTCACGCAAAGAGGCGGCCAGGGCCCGCGCGGTTTGGGCCACCGCTTCCGCCTGTCGGGCCACCGCTTCCGCCAGCTCGGCCAATTCGGCGGCGGTCATGGCCGCTCGGGAATCGTGGCCAGCCATTCCCGGAGCGCGTCCAGCTTCGGCGTGGGGGATGGCCCTTCCACCATCACGTGTTCCCGGGCCACCAACACCCCGGCCCCCGCGTATTGGGGTTGGGCGGTGGCGGCCACGTGGTCCAAGGCGCAATTTTCGCGCCACACCACCCGGTCATCGGCGGCCCCTTCCGTCCGGGACCGGTACACCTTTGCGGACACGGACCACCCGGTTAGCTCACCGGCCCTAGCGGCCTCCGCTTGGGGGTGGGAGCGGTCCAGCCGGAACGTGGCCCGGAGCCCTTCCAATTCGTCCGCCAGGGCCACGCAACGGCCTAGGAAGCGGTCCCCAAAATCCCCGGCATGGCCCAACATGAGATTGACCCACCGGCCGCCTTTGGTGGCGTCCCGGGCGAAAGCTCCGGGGGTGAACCCTTCCCGGTAATAGCTCACCCCGTCATCCGTGACCCGGTGGGCCACCCCGTAGGGGACCGCGATTCCTTCCACGGTCCAGCCATCCCCCACCGGTTCTAGGGCCGGGGCGGCCCGTTCGATAATCAATTCGGGCATGACTAGTTACCTCCCGTGTTCGGGGCGGGGCCGGGTGCCTGTTGGATTTGGTCCGCCGGTAGGGCCGGGGCGGACAGGTCCTCCGGGCCGGGGGCCTCCGGTAATGCGTCGGTGGGCTCGGGAGCTGGCAGGGCCAGCGGTTCCGGCTCGGGCAGGGGCGGCCGTCCGATGGCCGCGCGGGCCTCATCCACGGTGAGGATCCCGGCCCCGGTGTAGGTGGTGAGGACATTGGCGGTGGTGGATTGATCGGCCCGCATACGGCCCGCGTAATCCCACGCCAGGGACGTTCCGCGTGGCAAAAGCCACTTGGTAAACGCTTCGGATAGGGGCTCCCCGTACCGGTCCACGGAATCCCGCACGAAATCAATGTCCGCCATTTCCACGTTTTGGTATGTCATGGATGGCCCGGACAGCCCGAGCTTATAGCTCGGAATTCCGAGCATCATTGCCACGCTGGCGGCGTTCCATTGGCGGGATTCGACCAATTGGGACGTTTCCGCATTGGACACCACGGGGGTTAGGACATAACCGATCGGGAGGATTACCGGCTCCCGGGTGTTGGTCATTTCCCGCCACTTGGCTTTTAGGTCCGTGGCTTGTGGTTCGGTCAATACTTGGGGGGCCTGTAATACGGCCGGGGGTAATGCGCCACCGGCAAAGTAATCCCCGGAGTGACGCTCCGCCGCGACAGCTCCCCCGAGCCATTCCGCATATTGGGCCAGGACACCCCGCCCAAGGACTTCCCCGGACCGGTTTCCGGCGGACACGTGGAATAGATCGGCGGGGGTGAATTCTTCGCCCCCGATAATCCACCGCCACCATGACGGATCGGATGGGTCCTGCAATATCCACACACAATCCGCCGGGATGGGGACTAACCACCCGGGACGCAAAGTCCTAAAGTCCAAGTCGCCATATAGCGCGAAATGGTTTCCGTACAGAATCAGGTCCTCAATTGCGGCCCACCGGTAATTCCATGGCGTGGTTTCCGGGTCCGGGTCCGTGGCCACGGCGGGTTGGTCCGGGAGCCGGACGGACACCCCGGACGCGGCATCCCACCGGACCGCGTGCCACGCGGTGCCAGCTATGGCGTTGGCCAGGAGCGCGACACCCCGCCCGAACGGTGGGAGCCCCATGGCTTCCGCTTCGGTGGCGGGCCAGGGGCTGGCGGGGTAGGGGTCCCCGGTCAGGAACGCCCATTGGCTTTGCGGCCGGACGTTGGCGGTGGTGTTGCGCACCCCGGCCACCCGGCGGTTTCGGTTCGGCGTGGGGCGTGGCGTACGGACGGGGGTGGCCATGGCCGTTAACCCCTCTCAGAGCCACAGAAAGGGCCCTTGGACGGACGTACAGGGGGACCGTGGGGGTGGGTGCCACTTCGGGGGTTACTCATGCGTAAGGGCCTTCCCTAGTAAACGAAGAATTCCAACGGTTCGGCGGCCCGTTCGGCGGTGGCATAGACGGACCACGCCACGGCCCGGAGCAGGTCCGAACGGACGCCCTTGTGGGCGGGGGTGAGCCCGCCCGATGACGTGGGGACCACCCGGACCGAACCGAATTGGGCGGTCATGGATTCGTCCCCGGAGTGGGCGATGCGGCCGCCCCGGACCATGGACCGGATGAGCGGAAGAGCGGCGTAGGTCTGTTGGGTGCCCATCCGTTCCACGTCCGGCCCCAACGCTTCGGCCAGCTCCGTAGCCGGAAGGGACCCACCGGCCAGGACCCGGCACCCCTCCCGGCGGCCCCGGGTGAAGCTGGCCCACGCGTAAGCCTCCGCCCGGGTTCCGAACGTGTCGCCCCACACCAACGTCCGGCCGTCCGGTAGTTGCACGGCCGCACACGCGGCGGCCCCGAGCCCGTAGAAATCCTCCACCGCCACGATGAGCGGCCCGTCCGGCACCGGGGCGAACAGGTCCATTGCATGGGCCCACGCGTCCCGGTCAATGAGTAGTTCCGCTTTGGTGCTGGCCACGATTCGGCGGACCGGCCAGACATTCAAGAATTGGGACCGGAACGCTTCCACCGGGTCATCCTCATCCGGGTCAATCGACTGGCCGCCGGTGGCGCGTTCCCATTTCGCTTCCATGAGCCGGGCCCGGTTCCGGCCCCAATGCGGGCTCGCCTGTTTCCACGCGTCCCGGTCCCCGATATCGGCGGCCCGTTCGGCGGACCATTCCAAGAGCAGACTGGACCCGCCCGGGATCCCCCACCGGTCCAAGAGCGCGGCCCGGCGCACCGGGACCAAAGCCGTACACATTCGGTGGGCGGTCGAGAACATGACCAATTGGCCGTTAAAGGTTTCGGCCAACGTGGGTTCCAAACCCTCTTCGACCACGGCGGCGGCCAGCTTCCACGATTCGTCCGCCAGGGCCAGCGTGGCCGGATACCCGTACACCGAAGCGTGGGCCCGCACCATCCACCGGGAACCGTCCGGGATTTCGATTTCCTGCTGGCCGTTGGCCTCCCGGGTTTTGTATCCCCGGTCCCGGGCCACGATGCGGGCCCGCCGCTGGACTTCCGCCGAAACCGAAATGTCCTTGCCGGTATGCATCACCAATTGGGCTTGGCCGAACCGTTCCGCTTGGTGCAACCGCCACCACGCCAGGACCACCAAGAGCACCGACTTACCAACCTGCCTAGCGGTGGAAACCAACGCGTCCACCCACACCAAGAGGCCGTCCCGGTCATGTTCCAAGAGCCGGTAAACCGCCAGGGATTGCCACCACCGGAGCGTCATCCCCATGGCGGCCGCCAGCTCCTCCGCCTCCGGGCCGAATGAGCCCACCGCGTCCGGGTGCGGGCCGCTCAT